ACCTATCCTTTATTATATGTTGACTTTGAATCTATTGCCACAAAGTAAGTGACGTTGTCCCCTTTGAATTCTGAAATCCCTTTTGAACAAATGGTAACTTCATAATCCATCGGCATTAGTTTCAAGTTATCAGTTTTAATGATGACTCTAAACTCATCGTCAGTTTCACCAATTTCGACGCCAAAGTCATCTGCGCCTGGATTAGCACTGTCGATAGCTTTCAGATAGCACTTGCCGCTTTCGCCTACAAATGCGATCTCTGAAAATTGTAATACACCTGCTGCTTTAAGAACCGAAGAAAGATCATCGTGGGTTACATTCACTACAAAATCTTCGGACGGAATATTTATATCTTTTTCTGGAGGTGTATGAATCATACTTACGTCTGCATAGACATATTTAGTACGACGCTTACCTTCTGATATTGTAAAGTATTTATCCTCAAACTCTACATTTGGTTCATTATAAAGGCTCAAGATAGATAAAAACCTTGAGAGATCATAGACACATGCTTCCGAAGGAATCTCATCCGGTACTTCAGCAATAGCGATAAGAGTCTTTTCGGGAGTAATTGTTTTCAAAACATTACCGGGCAACATTTGAATAGACTTGTTGATAGCGGTAAAGCTTTTGAGAACAGTTAGTGTTTCACTTGAAAATTTCATAATATAGTTTTTCTCCGTTTGATTTTACTGCACCATTATATAATACGTAAGTTGAAATGTCAACTGTTTTTCTTCTTGTAGGACTTACGACTAGAAGTTTTATCGGCGGTTGCCGCAGCCCCCAACTCTGCAATGGCACCCATGTTACCTCTAAATATGTATGACCCTACATGATGAATTTGCATCCAAGGACACATCCATACTTTAAGACCGATTTCACGGGCCTTACGGCAAAAGAAGTAATCCTCTGATAGATAGCGCTTCGATTCGGGATCGATTACGCAATCAAAGTATGCTGTAATGTTACGAGATCCGTCGAACTGATTTGTACGAATATGATCTGGTCGATACTCTAGCTCAGGATAAGCATCACGATATTTTTCGAGTGCTTCTCTACTAATTAACATAAACCCAGTACCGGCTTCCATAACTTCTACTGGCTCTGATAGCTGAAACTGTTTCATACCTTTTACTGGGTTGAAAACGAAGTCTGATGTAAATCTTTCGAGATCAAAAGGACTCTCGTCTGCAAAACCGTTTTCAGCAGCCATCTTAATTTTTTCCCAAGCAATTGTTTTCTTAGGATATGGTCCGGTGACGATGTCATATTTTTCAGGATCAGAAATCGCAATACCAAGCAGAGCAAGAGCATCCTTAGGATTAAAACCAATATCAGCGTCAATGAATAGAAGGTGTGTGCAATCAGACCTCATGAACTCGTCTACAATATAGTTACGAGCTCGTTGTACTAGACTTTCGTTGAATAAGAAATAGTACTTCAAAGGAATTTGGTGTGTAGCACAAATCATACTCAGGTCATTAGTAGATTTAGTAAAAAGACCTGCACACTGACCACCATACATTGGAGTACCAACGAAGATACTATGCCCTCTTAGATCTTCGGCTTTCATTTGTAATTTCATAATGTAACTTGCTCCATATCATTTTCTGCCCTTACGATTGCTTGTAATCGAAGTACATCTGCTAAAATATCCCATGAACTATCATGTGGTTTAAACGTAGCTTCCCATGCGGCTTCATCAGCAACCGGGCAAAAGCCATTTTTCTCATTTTCAAAATTAAACTTCGCATCAATGTAAGTGCGCGTGTCGCGTACGAGATAGTACTTAAGGTAACCATAAAGATGTTCTTTCTTACCTTGAGAATCAAAGAGTCGAGTAAGAATCACGGGATCAAATGTATTACTACGAGACCACCAACGCTTAACATTAGCATCGATAATATAATCATGGAATTGCTTGACAAACTCTTCTACCGTAAGGTCCGTTAGTTGAGGCTTGATCTTAGCCTTTACTTCCTTAGGTTGTTCTTGCCAGAACTCGAGCACGCTTTGCTCAACAAGGTAGTTGTAGTTTTTGACTTGGTCAGCCACAGAAAGTTTGAATGTTTTGGTACGAGTAATATCTCGAGATGTATAGGGATCATTAGATACCATCTTATCCCAATCAAATACCATAACAGAAACATCAATAACAGCGCAATTACTGGGTTCTGTACCCATTGTTTCGAAATCTAAAATTAAGTCTTTCATGCTATAAAGGCCTCAAGAGTATCACATTTTTCTACATATTCGCTAACTTGTTTATGATTATATTGATGAACATAATCCGTGTCAACCATTTTCAACTCACCGTGTAAGTACTTCTTTACTTCTTCAGCCATGTCTCGGGCTGTTTGTACGGGTACGTTTTGGCAAATGTGGTTGGCTGATTTCTTATAGTTGAGAAGTTCAAAGTCCTCAGGCAATCCCATAATTGCCATAGCCTCGCGATAGTTGATATAACGATCTTCGTCAGGATGAGTAAGCATAGTAGGATAATGACCAACGAAAGCGCCAATGTAATCTTTAGGGATGATAGTACCGCGGCGCATAATGTTTCCACCAGACGCAAGTTTAGCGTGTCTTCGAGCACATTTTTCGACTTCTCGTTCATATCCATGCTCCTCCATCCATTCACCTACTTGAGCATAATCATATCCCATACGTTCTATATATGAAAATACATCTTGTGTGCGAACCTTTTGAGGCTCTACCATAGCAGAAAACTCACGATGAGTAATACCACCATGAATATGTTCAAGTATATACTTGTAATAAAGATCGTCTTTGCTAGGCGTCTTCTTGTTGATAGGCTCAGTTTGGAAATTCGATCTAACATTTCTGATAACATCTTCTATTTTTTTGTGTTCCCTGTTATAAAAATTTAGTAGTGGAGTTTTGTCATCTCTCCAGAAAAAGTAAAATGAACGCTCTCGAATTTGAGGAGCGCCATGAAGTAGAGACTTAGTACGATATACGCTCATTGTATATCCGTTTTGTTTACCAATTTCTCTTAGCTCATTACGAACCTTTTCGCCGATTTTACCGGCAAACCCTGGAGCATTCTCACCCCAGAATACTTTAGGCTTAACATTTTCAAGAACGTGACGAGCGGTGATTCCCATCCATTGATTATTAGGATTGTCATCTCCGAATCCATGAGACAATTGAGATAGGCCTGCACAAGGGCATACCGATGATACTACATCCACACTCTCGGTTGGCCTCTCATGTCGATCTAAGACATAGTAAGGTGTACCACTATAGTAATTACGGGCATGAGCATCGTTAGCTTCGAAAGCCTCGTATGACATCATGTAGGTTGGCTTCTCACCAAAAGCAAGTTCGGAACCGATGGTTTCACCACCGATCAACGGAACAATCGAAGCATGTTTAATCATGTAAAGAATTCCTCAAGATCAGTTTCTGTCGTTAGGCGTTCAGGTATGCTATCAAGTTTTTGAATGCGTTCTTGAACATAGTCTTCGACATTAAAATAATTTAAAAGATTAGTCGAGATCTCAAAGCGGTCTTCTAATGTAACGTTGATACTCTCGTCTATAGCTTTATATATGTCATCGGGATCGTTGAAGTCTGCGACAAAGTGCTTGACACCTGCTCGAGTGAGATACTCGGATGTAGCATGGGCTCGTATACCAAGGTGTTCGAGTTCCCTCTGGAATATCACTGGAACCACACCATAGATACCGGCCTCGAAAGCTGTATAACCAAACCCTTCATGAAAGCAGGGTAGGATAATACTCTGAGAAGACTTGATGGCCTCAAACATTTCATCATCGGGTAAGTTTTCAGCATAAGCATTTGCAGACTTAACTAGACGTTCGAAGTACTTACCATTCTTATCTCGTCGTGGATCTTGTATCCCATAGTGTACAATGGTGTTGTTTGGATTTTGATAACCATAGACTTTATGATGGAACTTAGATGTTTCATAACGACCTATAATGGCACTCTTATGTTCCACTCGCTCAATATCTTCGTCAGTAACTTCTTCGTCGGTCCATACGAAATGCTCAATATACCCGTCAAAAGCTTCATCTCCACGCAACGGAATGTCTTCGTATCCTGCCTTAACAGCACGAGCATGAATATCATTCATACGCTGAACTGAGTAATCAGAGTTCGTTGCGAGATAAATCATATTACGATCGGACTTACGCATGCGACGAATCACATCACTTGTACCATAGCACCACATCAAATCGATAATGTCGTGAATAACGAACATGACACGCTTATTCTTGACGAGCTGGTTAATCGTAGTAATCATTGAAACACTATGACAATGCGCAATGATATAGTCAGCATCCTTAAGAACATCTTGAACTTTGGTGAGGTAGTCACGAATATAGTAACGAGAAACTCGAGATGGATTCTTACCTTCGGCCATTGCTCGATCTTTTGATCCAAGCTCGTCTACAACATGATGTGTATAGTCGTACTCGTCTTCACATAGACCTGCATATATGTAATGTGTATCATAGCCCATTTTAGCAAAAGCACGGGCATCTAGCTTCGAGGACTTTTGAAGACCTGAGCGAACAATTGAGCCCCTGAAGGTCTCGGTAAGATTGTCAATCACTACTACTTTTTTCATAATAAACTCATTATATCAAAAAAACTATTTATTGTCAACGAATAAACTTTCGGTATCGAAATCTTCTAGATTAGGATCTTCAGTCCAGTGTATTTCTCTATTGTAAGGGTTATATTTGTTTTCTGTAAAATAGTCTTCGGTACAAATGAGCTCGCCGGGAATTTGCCTATAGACTTCTGCCATGCGAATATAATTGTTTATAAGACTGCCTGCTATTAAGTTACGAAGTCTAAGATTTGTATTAGGATCTAATTCCTTTACGACTGTTTCCTCCTTTCCTCTAATGCCTAAATGTGTTTCCTTTATACGGTCAAAAGAATTAGCTTTGGAAAACTGTTTAAATCCTGTTTGGTCATAATCGCCTTCAATTCTAACGGCCAAGTAGCTACTCAGTTGAGCTTTAAAATCTCGACGATACAAATAGTATACTTTATCACATGCAGAAATAATATCATGCAACATGCTATCATTTGTTTTAATATGTGAAGGCATAATTTTAAAACAACAAGGTGTACCTTTTCGCAATTCTTCTAAAAAGGCTTCGTCTCGTGTTAAGTGTAGTATTTCTTCACGGGAGTACTCGGTTTCTCCTCTTGCATTTGATTGGCGCAATTCCCAAAAAGCTGGTGCATCACCTAAAGACCGTGACCGCTCATGCGAAAACAACTCACCTTTATAAGGTAAGTTATATTCTTCCGATTTAAGTAGCGTAAATGAAGTGCTAGCAGTTCTAAAATTAGTAACTATGCATACAGTATTAATCATCTATAAAAATCCATTCAATATTAGTTTCTTTAAACATACTTGCTGTTTTCTTAAAAGACTCGATCCACCTTTCTGGATAATCACCGTGTGGCATTACAACACGCTTAATACCAACTTGGATAACACCTTTAGCGCATTCAGCACAAACTGGAAGACCCCACACATAAAGAGTCGAGTCTTTAAGTGATATGCCATTATATGTAGCATTATAGATTGCATTCATTTCGGCATGTACTACATACTTATACTTTGTTTCTCGGTCTTGATAATAGTCTGGTGAATCCCAAACACCTCTGGGAAATCCATTGTATCCAGTTGCAAGTATACGGCGCTCATCATTGACAAGCACCGCACCAATTTGAGTACTCGGATCTTTACTCCATGTTGAGATTTCTTTAGCTAGATTAAGAAACCGTTTGTCCCATTTCATTGATCAATTTCTCCACGAAATTAAAGTGGCGTTCATATACATGGAAGTTTGAAGCAGTCCAAATAATATCACCGGGCTCAACATCGAGTTGTGTAGCAAGTCCATATTGTACACTACGAGCCCATGCTACATCATTGTTATAACCAAACACTGCATCGTTACTGCGCATGACATAATGAGAATGAAGCTTACCATCACGAATATAGAACGTATTCGCATAGGTACACATGAAATCATTCATACCATTACGAGTCATGTCAGTATGCATGCTAGGTCGATTGTAAATCATTGTAGCTCGACGTGAGTTTGGATTGTTACTTAACTCACGTAATACATGCTTATATTGATTACCATTTTCTTCCGAGTAGATGCACCAACCATAGTTAGAGTTGATTTCACCTTCAGCCGAAGCAATCGATTTCCAGATCTGAGGTGTCTCGCCTGGGATGTCATTTACATTCAATGATTGAGAATCATACCATTGAAGTTCACGCATAATGTATTCGATGCTAGGTTTGCGGATGACATGATCCTCATCCGCGATAAAGGTTGCACCAATAATTTCGATGGTTTTAGCACCAGTGCGATCAATAACAAAGTCTTGATCAAGATATTTGTCAATGATTTGCTGTCGAATATTAGCAACGGTTTGCATTAGATAGACTCCATCAAAGCCTCGATGTCTTCAACCTCTGATACGACATCAGCCATGTTTTGCTTATGAAAAATGCGAGCCATCTTACGAAGAATATTCTTAGGAATATCAACGTCTTCAGATAGGTTGTTAATTGCTTCTTTCACAAAGTCACGCTCGGCTTCAGTTCGAGCATACGAGTTACTGATTTCTTCCATAGCACCACGAATGCGCTTACGGTCTTCATCAGATGTTGGGATTATCACATTAGTCATTATTTAGTACTCCTATTAAAAACATCATTTTCACTTTGTTGTCCCTCAATACCATGTCGGCAATAAGAGACAAAGAAGGATGCATAGTTGATTAGATCTTTAGCTGAATCTTCAAGAGATTCAAAGTTGGGATCATAATCATCGGACTGCATCGCTTCCATAACTGATTTCATACGAAGCATTTTAGCATGCATGATATCGTGGATGGTAGTGATACCATTAGGATAATAGTCAGCTTGCTTTACAGTTGAGTTCGGATTTTGATAATCACGAGACTTTCTTAACTGCAACTCAACACATTCTTGAAGAACGTTAACCGACTCAGGCTGCGTTTGTTTGCTCATTCTTATTCCTCATACTTAAAATCATACGGTACTCGTCGAGAGTGACCGTTCCCATATCACGGTTATGTTCATGGCGAATCATAGCACCGTTACTCAATTCGCTTCGACCACCTTTGCACCAGGGTGTATCATGACCGAAGACTGCATCGTCAAGATCGAGTGGCAATCCATCGACAGCACATACATACCCTTGTGCAGCCAGTGCTTCTTCTCGTTCAGCTTTAGTAAGAGAACGAGTACTATCCAAAACAGTGATACCCATTCTATCACAGTCTGCGTACTTTGTAAATAGGTCGAACACAATTTTTTGCGCTGTACTATCAGCAGAGTGTCGTCGGTACTTGCGAACAAATTCTTTGATAAAGAACGAATTGCCCTTGTACTCAAGAGTTGCCTTTTCAAGACCTTGATCTTGCTTGCCAGTAAGGCGAGTATAAGTCGACATAAACGTCTTGTAGAAGTCAGGCTCATTCGAGATCTTGAACTTGCCATACTTACCAACAAGACCGAAGTAGTATACTGAGAAAGCCGAGAACACAGCATCATTTAACTGGAACTTACGGAACTGGCGTAGCCCTAACATTGCATCAAGGAAGTGAGCAACTTGAGCCTTAACAGCTGAACTAATTTCAGCATCGTTATCAACGAGTTTCTCGATTTCAGTTTGGCCAGCATCAACCAGACCTTTACCAATAGAACGGATAAGAGCAATTGCTACAAACTCGTCCCATCGACGACGTGGGTTAGGTTGATCATCGATCCAGTTAGGAACAACAACCTTGCCGTCTGGCTTAATGCTTTTCTCGAAAACTGCGTGTGGTTCATTTCCATACTCACGAACATAAGATGTTTGTCGTCGAATGTATTCACATACTTGAGACTCTTCATCCGACATAACCATTTCCATAAAGTTGGTAGGTGTAGTCGTATTTACATTCTTGAATAGGATAGTTGCTTCCTTACTTGAACAGGTACGAACTTCGACAGGGATTTGTACTTGACTTAGATCAAAATCAGAATCAATGTACTTTTCACCATCAACAGTAAACTTACCGGCATAGTAAGCCTTAAGTGCTCGACAGCGGTGACCACCGTCTACTACAAGAAAGTCACAACCATAAATGGCTTGAGCTACAGGATCATTACGGATATCACGGATAGTAAGCATACCACAACCATATCCTTGCATGAGTGCTCGAATAATTGCTACAGATTTTTTGACACCCGAAGAAACAGCGGGTCGTTGGGCGATAGGATCTGGGTTAAGTTTCCCAGTGTTGAGGAGATCGACAATTTCTTGTGCCGACATTACTTTTACTTCATATTGCATCGTTTCTACTCCGATTGCTGGTTAGTGTTGATTGCCTTTCACTCGGCAATATAAGAAGATCTGGTGGTCTATTCCCACCAGATCAGATACCATTCTAATACAGTTGAGTGTAAATGTCAACTGTTTTTTTCATTATTTTGAAAAATAACGGTCGAGTACTTCGAGTTGATCATCGTATTCGGCAATAGCCTCAATTTCTTTTTCAATCGCTTCCATAACATCTGGGTGTTCACCAATACCTGCTGGATTAGTAAGATATACCTCGACGTTCATTTTGTGCATTTCGATTTTCCCTTGAGCATGAGCTCGCAGGGCTTGTAACATTTGCTCTCTCATTTTAGTCTCCTTTTGGAAGATTACCGTAGTTATTTTTGTGACATGGCGCTTCCCAACCCTTGGGTTTCATAAGGTCTGGGAGGCCGAACGGATTAGGACGACCTTCTTTTACACCAACTTTTTTAGTTAAATTAGCTTCAAGGACTTCATTCCATGCTTCGTGAGCGTCAACTTTAAAAGCATCTAGTGTACCAATAGCTACGACACATAGATCGATGAGTGCGTCCACGACTTCTTCAGGATTATCCATATTAGCTTTTAGCTCGTCAAGTTCTTCTTGAAGAAAGTCAGCACGGAATTGAAGATATTGTTTTCTTTGCTCATCATCAAGATTATCAAATAGCTTATGCATACCATAATATGAATGCATCATATTAATATCACTTACCCAATTTTTACTCATTATCTAGCCTTTGTCTTAGTTCATTAAAACCGCCGATGGATTCATCATCGACAATAATTTGCGGAAACGTTTTAGCATTAGGAAACTTAGCGTAAAAAGCTTCGGCATCATAATCTTCGCCTAAGCTTAAGTAAGTATACTCAACACCTTTCGATTCACACAATGTTTTTGACATGGTACAAAAACCGCATGATTCCTTACCATAAATTGTAATCATATTACCTTCCTTATGTGATAATGGTAGACGAAGGAGTTTCAATTCCTGTAGTGAGTTTTAAAACTTGACGTTGAAGATCTTCAGTTGGTGTCGTCATGAACATAACGTGTCGAGTGTTAATGACGATTGGTGATCCATCACCATACGGCATGAAAGGAATCATTCCAATCTTACCTTCACCTGCTGGTACTAATAAAATACCATCTTCAACTTTGATTTCATCACCGCATTCTGTAACAGTTGCAATTATTTCTTCGCCAGTTGTTAGTCGTATTAATTTCATATATGCTCCATTCTATCATAGTAAATTGTTAATGTCAACTGAAAAAGTCATCTAATGTGTCACGCTTTTCAGCAGACCAACCCAATGCTTCGAGGATATTCTCAATAGGACTCAGGAAGACCTTTTGGAACTGAGTATCATAGTCAACATAGTCATTCAACCCAAGTTCCTTGGGAAGGACGCCTGGGAACGAAACCATGTTTTCACGAAGTGGGTTTGGTGTTTTAAGGTAGACAAACTTAATTTTATCGCCCGACTTAATGCTTTCGTACTTCTTATTTAGCTTTTTAGCATTCAGCAAATTGTTGAATAGGATACATCCACGAACATGCATAGGGCATCCTTTCTTATATGAACCAGTTTGTCTATCGCGATATTTATCGATGTTGTCAGTGCCTGAGTTACGACCAACCTCTTCAGGAGGAAGTCGACGGAACTCGTCTTTGAAGTCTGCAATAAAGTTTTGCGTTGCCGTTTCACCTTGATTCATAATGACGTCAAAGACTTGCACCATCTTATTACGACACACCTCAGGTGTACTTGACCGAACCGATTCGATACCAGTTACCGAGATCTTTGGTTTCTCATAGTGAACACCTTCTGAGTTGAGAGCATTCATAATGTAACGCTTTTTGGCGATGAATACCGATTTGTCTGAGATCTTTTCTCGTTTCATAACCATGGCATTACGATAAGCACCCATGTCTTTCGCAAGCTTTTCATAACCAGCCTCGATCACCTGTTCAATTTTAGTTGAGCATATTTTGTCGAGGAACTCCTCACCTTCTTTACGAGTAATGTCAGTAGTACCAAAGACTTCATGAACAAGAGGACCAAAGTTAACGTAAATCGAATCAGTATCGATGTAGACCACATAGTCAATGTTGTCGGTCTTGAGAATCTTATTAAGATAATCATTGACAGACTTTTGAGCATACCGAATACTCAGCTGACCAGATGTTGTAATTGCTTCGGCCATATCATTAATATAGTACAGGAAGTAGATATTAGCTGTCGCACCATACAACGAGTTCATAGCAATTTTGATACTCATTTGTGAGTTGTGCAGTTGGTTAATTTCCTGCTTAAGTTTATCTTTTTGTACAGGATCAGTCTCAACTTCATATTGTTGTTCGGCTGCAAGCATTTGCTTTTTGATTACCGAACGGTTGTTGTAGTACTCATTAATGATCTCAGGAATAATACCAATCTTTTCATTCGAGAAGCATGCACCATTTGCAGCCACTGACATACTGGGATTATTGTTTTGATATTGATTCGTAAGTACCATGTCCTGAGTTACAAACTCGCGCTCATCAGCCATGTAAGTTTCTGGTGACATGTTGTATTGCATCATAAGGTGAGGATACAGAGAGTTCAAGTCAAATGATACAACCCAAGGATACATGCCTGGGACTGGATCTTTGACGTACCCGCCCACGAGCTCGCCCGCGCGAGCGCCAGGACCTTCTTTAATATTGGGAACAATCTTATCTTTAATCAGTCGACGATAGATTGTGCTTTCCCAGATACCTACGGTACCGAACGCATCATTGTAATTAACACCGCCATCATAGGCAACAGTAAGCACAAGAGCCAAAAGACCAGACTCGTCTTCCATACGTTGAATGAGCTGGGTATCTTTGAGGTTATAATCAAGATAAAGTTGTGGATTCTGTTCATAGAGTTCTGTCAAGCCTCCATATTCAGAGTAGTCGAGTTTCTTTTCACCAAGAACAACGTGAGCAATATGATCAAGTTTATATGATTCTTGTGGACCATACTTATAGCCAAACTTTTTGAAACAATCCATGTAATCGATCACAGCCATACCCGAGATTTGATAAGTGGATTGAACCTTACCAAAGAACTCACGAGTACGTTGACGAATACTTTTCCAGGGTGAAAGCTTTTTAGCCATTTCTTCACCGAGTAAGCGACTGATTCGTGTCACAATATACTGAATATCAAAGTATTCTACGTTCCACCCTGTCACGATATCAGGATAATCATGGCACCATAAACGAACAAAAGCATTGAGTAGCTTAGCTTCGGTATCGAACTTAATAAACTCAATGTCGTCAGGATCGATCCCTGTAATTGTTTGAGTCTTGTCGTAGTCTTTACGACCAAGTAGAACATACTTATTAGACTTAGATGACTTATAAGCGATTGAAGTAACTTCTTTGTCAGCCTCGTTGATGTCAGCATATCCATCACTGATGTCGACCTCGATGTCAAACGAGACGATGTTGATGTCTTGAATGTTGAACTCGACCTTATCGGGATAATGTTCTTGGATAAACTGAGTCACCATGTTGGTGCTACCAAAAATCTCGAAGTTAGCCACACCCTTGTATTGATCGATGAAGTCAGTTGCTTCTCGCATTTCACCGAACTGCATTTGAGTAAGCTTTTTGTTTCCAATTAACGAGCGAAACATACCCTCTCGTTTTGGAGAATGAACATATAGAGTAGGCTTATAAGGAACGCGATAGGAAAAGCGCTTTCCATTTTTGTAACCACGCCACAAAATGTTTTTACCAAACCTTTCGACTGACGTATAAAATTCAGACATTATGTAATTCCATATTGTAATGAAGGGACCATTCTAACACAGTTGAGTGCAATTGTACACCACTAAGCAGCGATCTCACTAAAGTTTTTGACCTTATCAAAGCGAATGGATGTGTCAAACTTATCGGCAAATTGGTCACCTCGGTGTGAAATAACGAAGATGTTGTCATCAGCATTGAGACTATGTAGTGTCTCAATCAAACTTTCAATACCTACTCCGTCGAGTGCACCATCGAGTGTTTCATCAAGGATGAGTAAGTTAGTCGAGACTGAGTTGCGTAGCTTAGCGACAGAACGCCATGATAGCATAATAGCAAGTGTGATGCGTAGTTTCTCACCTTCAGAAAACGAGGAGTATGAAAACTTATCACGGAATCGAGACTTAATGATTTCGTTAAACTGTTCATCGAGTTGGAAGTCAACAAATAGATCAAAGGCAGCCAAATACTTATTGATTAGCTTATTCATAACGGGAATATACTGACTGATGATTCGAGCCTTGATGCCACCATCTTTAAGTATCGTAGATACGACACCAAGGACTTCTCGTTCGTCGAGTAGTTCAATACGCTCATTTTTTAGCTTTTCAAGTTTTGCCTCAAACTTTTGAAGGGCTTTAGTATCAACCTCTTCGACTTCTCGTTGGGCTGCATCTAATTCTTTTTTCATAGACATCAGAGCATTCTTAGACATTTTAATTTCTGCCCTATACTCAGAAATCTTAAAGTTGACATCTTGGATTTGTTCTTCAATTTTAGATATTGAGTTTAGCCTGTCTTGGTGTTTCTTAATAACTATAGCGGCTGCCTCGAGACCGGCTTCAATATCTCGTTTTTGTTCGTTCTTACTGTCAATTTGATCCTGTTTAAAGTCGTGCGCAATACCCTGCTTACATGTTGGGCAATCATCATTGTGCTCATAGAAGCTAAGTTCTTTATCGAAAGCGACGCGCTGTCGTTCAAGGTCAGCTCTTTGTTCTGTAGCATCTTGAAATTTTTGTTTTTCGTCAGCCTTGTCAGATATATCGTCGTAAAGTACTTTGATGATTTCGTCTTGTGTATCGATAATCTTATTCTTACTTTCGATAGCATCAATATGCTCATTCATTTTGTCTTTGATTTTACTGACTTCGGTTTCTCGAATCTTACGAATCTCGTCGTTGTTTTGTTGAGTCAGTTCAATATTGTTTTCGACAAGTTCAATCTGATATGAATTATCGTCTATGGTTTTTCGTAAATCGCTTAATTGATCTTTAGCAAGTAAGCCCATAGTACTAAACACTTGAATGTCAAGTAAGTCTTCAATGATTTCTCGGCGTTGTTGTGCAGGCAGTTCCATAAAGGGTACATATGTTGCACTACCAAGAACAACAATCTGCCCAAAGGATTTATAGTTAATCCCAAGGATATTGTTTTCAAGATATTCCTGATAGTCACGCTTTGCTGCGTCTTGGTTAATTAAGCCGCCATCCTTATAGATCTCAAAGATGTTCGGTTTCATACCACGACGAATCATGTAATTACTTCCAGCAACAGAAAAATATATCTCAACCAACATATCTTTTTGATTGATTGAGTTGATTAGCTGTGGCTTCGTAATTTTACGAAACGGCTTACCATATAGACCAAATACAACAGCGTCGAGTAGTGTACTTTTACCAGCACCGTTGGTCCCTGTAATCAAAGTACTTGGAGATGATCCTAAATCGATTGTTGTAAATGTGTTGCCAGTTGATAAGATGTTTTTGTATTTTACTTTCTTAAAGTGGATTCGCATATTACAAATTCAACGCCTCATGATAAAGTCCATCGACGACACTTTTAATTTTACCTCGTTCAACTTTGGTATCAAGTGTGTCAATGTAGTTGTGTAAGATTTCTGTGGTGTCTTTTGTCTCGTCAAGAATCTCATCAACCCCTGCTGTTTCGAGATTCAAATTGTCGTCTATTGCTTTGACGTCAACCGCACCACACTCGCTCAATCGACTCATAAAGAGATCATAAAGATAAGCATTAGTTCGATTCTTTACAATCACCTTTACGAACGTATCCTTATATCTATCTACATCGTAATTAGCCACGTCTTCAACGGTCCACTTTTCATCGTCATAATCAATTTTAAAGAATACACGATGTGGATTTTCGATCTTTGTCATACTTCGATCTTCGGTATCAAACACATGGAATCCACGACTACCACCATAGTCTGACCAAGTCATTTCATAAGGTGCACCTAAGTATTCGACATTTCCATAACGAGAAGGATGATGGAAGTGGCCTGAATAAGCAGACTCAAAATGTTTGAACACATTCATGTCAAGGCCGTGAGAACATACAGCGCCTTTCATCATTTCGAATCCTTTTACTTCGAGGTGACCCATTAGAATATGAGCATCAGACTCGGCAACAATCTTAAGATTCTGTTCAGCGTTGTCTTTACTAATCCAAGGTAGCATTAAGAACTTAGTTGATCCTAACTCAAGGTGCTCTCCAAGGTCCTGATATAGCTTGAACGTAGGGTACTCTTGCAGCAATAGGTTCATACTATTCACATCATTCATGTTACTGTAGTAGGTATCATGATTACCGATAAGGGCATGAAAGTCAATTTTACGTTTAGCTAGCTCATCAAAAAAGAATTCTTTACCGCGTTGAAGACTTACATAGTTGATATACTTGCGGCGATCAAAAGTATCGCCAAGGTCAAAGACGGTAGTAATATTATGTTCGTCAAGATAAGGGAAAAATACATCCAGAAAGAATTTTCTTTGTACTTCGTGGAAGACACGACTATCACCTCTCGCTCCAATATGGATGTCTGTTACGATTGCTATTTTCATTTCTTAAGTTTCTTCTCGAATTCGTCAATGAACTCGCTGATATACTCAGGAGGTTCACTAAGTGTAACGGTCATATCACTTGAATCATTGATAATTGCTTCAGTCATCATATTTTGAGAAGCCTTAAACTTAATATAAGTTTGCTTCTTTTCTTTTTGAATACGACGTAGAAAGGCATACCAAATGATTTGCGTAAAGTAAGCGAATGGATTAGACGATTTTTCTGGATCAAAGTTATGAATGTATTGCAAACAATTTTCGATGCCATCCGAAATCATTTCGTCTTTATACGAGTAACCAGAAAAGTTAGGTTTGGTTGCCAACCTGGTAGCAATAAGCATAATACAACTTCCAATGTAGTCCGGAACTTGTGGCGCGTTTTCTCCACATTCTTCTGCATCTTTACAAGATGCCCTATACTCGATGAGTGCTTGAAGAAGATCAGGATTGTTTACGTAATTTCGTTTTTTAGCCATAGTATAGTCCTTACTTCATGTGTTAAATTTAGAATGCTATTCTAACACACGTAACTGTAAATGTCAACTGTTATCTATCTAGATCGTTAAGAGTAAATGTACCGTTTTCTTCGGTTAGATATGTGGCAATCTCAACAAATGTACCACAATTTGAGAACTTGCCACCACGCTCTGCGTATGGCATGTGAGTATGACCGTAGACGAGTTTGTCAGCGTCATAGTCATATAGTGCTTGCTCTAGTTTTTCTTCCATGTTGAACCAAGTGGCAATACGGCTTTTTGCTTTGTCTTTACACCACTTCGAAAATGACCAATAAGGCATTTTGAAAATCTTACGAATGTAGTTGACGAGTGTGTTTAATTTTAAAGAAAAATAGTATAGCCAATCTCCGATAACATGCCATCCTTTTGCTATCGACTCGAGCTGATCACCGTGTAAGCAAAGTATTTTAACGCCATTACTTTCATATTGAAACTCACGACATATATGAATACTTGCAAGTTTATTAGTGTACTCTTGTAAGTAAAATAAAGGGTAGTCGTGATTACCGATTACATATACCACCTCTTTCTTTTTCGCAATCTTAAGTATCTTCTTAAGAACATTTGTATGATTTTCGTCCCAGTGCGGGCGCTTCATCATTTGTTGTATATCGAAAATGTCACCGACTAAAATCAAACGATCAAACTTTTCTTTATTAAGAACCTTTAGAATATCTTGAGCTCTACTATACTTGAACCCAACATGTAAGTCTGACATTAATAGAGTCTTCATTAAATATTCACCGTATAGATCTTAAATGAAAACTGTTCACTACCATAAATCTCAATGCGCTTTTTGAAATGTTTCAGCGTGTAGTTTTCAAAACTCTCACCTACACTAAGATCATCAGCAATGTCATATAGAACAGCTTTAGTCGAGTCATCAGCCTTACGAAGAGTTCGACCAATCGATTGCAATACTTTGATTTCTGATTTTGAACCCGATGCGAAGATGACATTGTCAAGCCGCTTAAGGTTTACGCCAGTTGAAAACACGCCATAAGATGCAAGTATATCATGTCGTTTTGTCCCATCATTTTCCACAAGGTTTCGAATGTATTCACGTTCTTCTCCTGATGTTCCGCCGTAAATGAAATGCAGTTGCCTACCTTCTTTTTCTAGTAATGGCTTGAGTACTTTACCGTGCTTTTCAACAAGGTCAAATAAAACGAGATTATTTTGTCCCTCGAGGCTGTGTACTAGATTCGCAATAAACTTATTACGCTTTTCATGATTCACGATAAACTCGCGTTCAGCCGGCCACTTGCGTGTTCCTTCTTTAATCGTACCCATCGCCTTTTTAAAGTTTTTACGAGCTTCCATATCGTGGGCTAATACAATTGCCTTCACTTTAAAATCTGCTACAGTACCCTCGTCCATTAGCTTTTTAGTAGACACTATACGTTTGACTTCTCCGAAACAACCTTCAAGAACGAGCCTATGAGTCTTAGATTCAGATGATTTAAGCGTACCAGTAAACCCATGTCGATACTCACAATCAGTAAGCTTTTCCATAATGGTCGTAAGAGACTTAGCTTGGAATGTATGGGCTTCATCACCAAGTACGACACGGAATTGGTCGAACCATTCCTTAGGTTGTTTAATGAGAGATTGCCATGTACTAATGACAATAGGTAGTTTTGTATTCTTATCAATACCACCTTGGATTTTATAGATGATGCTTTCATCACAACCGTAGTCAACAAAGTCACCGGCCATTTGGTGCACCAAAGAGATTGTAGGGACGATAATAAGTGTACGGTGACCGAAAGCTTGATAATAGTGTTGCTGAATCAAATAGATGATGAGTGATTTACCAGATGATGTGGGTGACAATGATAGAGATCGACGCTTACGCAATGCGTTAAGTACATATTCTGATTGGTAATCTCGAGGTGTAAATTTACAATTGATTTCTTGAGCCAGTTGAGTAGGGTAGTCATCATCGAACTCCTCGTCCGTTCCGATATGCTCGGGTGCTGTTATTTGATAACCACGTTCATCACAAAACTTTTTAACATGAGGGTATAGACCAACATATAACTTAGGTCTCATTGGTTGAAACAGTCGAATAATTCCATCCCACACTCGTGACTTATAGCGTGGATTAAATTGATACCCTTCAGGTCGAAACGAAAAGTGCTCACTCAGTTCCATCAAGATACCTGAGTCGGCCTTGATTTTCATGTGGACTGAATTGATACTTTCGATTTCGACGCGTTCACTCATAACAAAAAGAAAATCTTATTTTTGGTTTTTAGCCATTCGGAGGCCAATACCAACAAGAGCAGCCACAAACAAAATTCCGCCTAGAGCAAGATAAGACTCGACTCCATGAGGATGACTATGAATTCCTTCATGGGCCATCACGGAAGATGTTAGAAATAAGCTGGAAGTTAGAAGTAATCTTTTCATTTTTGTTCTCCTATAACTTAATCGCTAATAATACAAATATTCCAAATAGTAGTAAGTTGGTAAAAAATATAAGAACCGCAAGAATAGTGTGGTACCAAATCCAACGAGTTCTATACGCATTTTCAAGTGTTAAATCTTCAGGGTCAGCTTCTTGTTCCATGGTAGGAAGATTATGCATGACTGTTTGATCGAATTTGTTTTCTTCTAAAGGCTTTTCAATTAACCTTTGAATCCATTTAATCATTAATAGTCACCTGCCTGGAATTTTAACATATCAATCATTGATTTAATTATAAAGTTTCGACTATGAATTGTCTTAATAATATCTTCTAAATAGTTCGCGTTTGCTGTATGGAAGTCAATCTTTAAACTTAAGTTAATAATATCCTTGTCCGCCTGCAAGTATTTATCCATGTCTTGTCGTATAATTTTTCGCTGGTACGGACGCCACCCACGCTCGCGGAGGTCCTCTTCAGCCATAGAACCGTCCATCCACTCGCGCTTAGCGAGTTCAAGTTCTTTATATTCGGCCTTAAGCTTTTTAACGCGCAACACTTCCTTATAGTACATATTATAGTACTTGCTGTGTAAGTTTGGAATTCGTTTGCTTTCGCCTACAAGATTAGTCTCGTCAATAGGTGCATCTTGGGCCCATATTGCTGAAATGTCATTTGTATCCATAGTGTAAATCCATAATCAGTTTTTGTACTGCACCATTATAACACAGCTAATGTGTATTGTACACTATAACTTTTCAATGGTAAATGCGTCATACCTCATTGTAACAGTAGCTTCAGCATAGACAACGTCATTTG